GCATACGCTATCTCCTACGTTAAATTCAGTATCTATATTCATATTTTTTAGTCATCGTCTTTTCTATGCTTATAAGCATAATAAATAGCACAGCACATATTTATAAGAGCATTGATAAGCAATAGATTTTGTACCCAAATATCAAAACTAGCTATGTGGCTAATCAGGTAGGCTATGAATGATAGCCAAAAGACAATTTCTTCATATTGATAACTTTTCATATTTACTTCTATTTAGTTTGAAATATTTCTTTTTCAATAATTTGTTTGGCATTGAAGCCAAACAAACCTTTCTTTAATCGTCGTATATCCTGCATCGACATCTCATTCAGATAGAAATAAAATGCCTCGTAGGGATCAGAAAAGTTTCGTGCGATCGCGTTGTTCGGTTGATTGTTGCACCTTATTCATTAACTCTTTGCTGAAAAAGTAAAAGAGCAAAGACCGGAATTACCTATTGTGGCTGTTTGTAATCCCAATCAATGCCCTTTATTAATATCTTCCTCTGGAGAACAGCCACGAGCTCCGGATTAGAACGTTCTGAAATAATATATAAGTCGGAAAATATTTTCCCCTTATATTTCTCCCTTCATCATTAAAGCTATTTTCTCAAGCTTGTAGGCAAATTGATCTATGTCGCCCATTAGATGTCCGGACAATAAAAAGCTGTGGCAGGCACGTAACGCGAGGATAAACCAAATGCGTTCTATTGGTTCATACTCACCAAGGAAATCACGTTTGAAGCGAGGTTTGCGATATTTCAAAAGTTCTTTGTTGCAGGTATCCGACAAACCTTTCTTGTTTTTCTTGAATCCGCTTGGATAATACTTCGTCAGAAATAACATAACCTTGTGTTTAAGGTCGTCACGATAACAGGTCATATTATCCAACGAATTTCTTTGTGTCTTCAAACAATAGTTGTAGGCGATAGACATGAAATCAAGCAAAGTAGTACTTTGATAAGGTAAATAGGTTTGCACGTCTTTGGCAAAGCTCTGCATTTGGAAGAATTGCTTCTCACTAAGAGGATCTGGATTGTAATTGGGAACCAGTATTCTTACATATTGTTCTCTCATGACCGGCCTCCTTTCTGTTCCTGAAGTTTCCGATTGAGTTTTTGGTTCTCAGCAAAGAGCTGATTCATGATGTGGCGTTGGTAGGAGAGCATACCTTCGGTTCTTCCGAGAGCACGGCCGGCATCGAATGCGGCTTGCAGTTCAGGAGTGGAGTACTTACCCATTTCGGAGGGTTGGGCCGTTGATTGTTGGGTACTATTATTCCCCGACAAACAAATGTTTTGCTGTTTGGACATAACTAACATTGTTTGTTATAGAGGATAGACAAAAAAAACGGTTTCGCCTGTCCCATTGTCCTACACCAGCAAAGGCAGTTACGGCCATTAAGCCGTATCATGGGGGTACGAAACCGTTATACTTTATAATGCGTTCATGTATGGGCATAAAAAATGCCGACACAAAAATATGTTCGGCGGTCACCCGCCTTTGCTGATAAATTAGGACGGTGCAAATATAAGAAAGTTTTTTGGAATTTTGTTGGTAAGTATAGAAAAAGGGAATAATTTTGAGAAAGTTAAATTTGATTATCATGAAACAATCAATAATAAGAAAAATATTACCTTTTCTAAAATTTTGTCGTGATTATAAAGGACTTGTCATTTTAATAGCAATCTGTACAATTCTTTTTGTTTTCTTTTTAACAGGGACACTAATTCTTTCTAAAAAGCCAAATGAGTTTGGTGATAGTGCAGGTGCAACTAATGGATTATTTTCAGCTTTAGCCTTCGCCGGTGTTATTTATGCTATATTTTTGCAAAAGAATGAATTAGAACTACAACGACAAGAGTTAAAAGATACTCGAAAAGAAATCGCTGGGCAAAGAAAAGAATCAGAGCTGCAAAACGAGACTTTACGTCGTCAGCGTTTTGAAAATACGTTTTTTCAGATGATGAGTTTACAACAAGAAATAGTAAATTCTTTGGTCTATGAATATCTATTAGATGCAGATACAGATAATTATGTAACACACAGTGGAAGAGAAGTTTTTATGGCTTTATATGAAATTGGAGGTAACAGACCGTCAAAAAGTTTAAAGCATGTGTTAAGGGGGAATAATAGTTCGTCCAAAAGACTAGTTGCAGACTCCGTTACAAATGAAATCCAATCTTTCGATTATCAAAAATATGAAGAGCATCCTGCTCCTCGTTATTTAGACCACTATTTCAGACATCTATACCGTATGGTCAAATTCATAGATGAGACCAAACTTCTTCCTGATGATTTTAATGAGAGATATCAGTATACGAGTATGATACGAGCTACTTTCTCCAGATATGAATTTGTGTGGTTATTTTACAATGGACTTTCAGATAATGGTATCAGATTCAAGTTCTTAATGGAAAAATATGCTTTGTTACGTGGGATTAGATTAGATATGTTAGCCATTGATGACGAAAAGCGATATTATCAAAATCTACTTGATACCGATTCCATTGACCCTACTGATTCCGAAAATTTTTATAATAAATCAGCATTTGTTAAAACACAACCAAAAGCTTGATGTTTTGTAATATGTTAGTCTTTTTTATAAAGTCGTAGAGCACAGCAGAGTTTCTCATATCAGCTATAAAAATCGACAAAGTATATATTCTCCTAATTAACATCCTATTAATAGTAAAATAGCACCCCTATCGAATTTTAAATTCAATCATCAAAATTAAGAATCAATTGTTTCCCGTTGGCCTTACATTGCTCAAACGAATAGAATTGAAAATAACCACCCAAAGACATATCAAAGGGGCTGTCTAAAAAGTATTTTTGACTCTCTTTTATTCGAATACCTATCTGAGATTGATTTCAAATATTCAATTCTCAAGAACGAATGAGTGACTTTTTAGACAACCCCGTTCTTTCCCGTCTGCGGCAACCGAGGTCATGATGACCCCGGTTGAACTTAATGTAACTTTCAATGATTTATTATATTCATTCTGCATTTTGTACTTCCTCTACAAACGCTTTCACCAGTTTTAAATGCACCGGACAGGGTACAGCTTTCCTCTCCCATTCCGCCCATTGCTCCTCCCGTTTCTTGCGTTGTATCTCACGGTCGTAGATTTCCAGTTGCTGCCGGCGGTATGCCTTGAATTCGATCAAGGCTGCCATAATCACCATCGGATCGACCACACCATAGAACGTACCATATTCCCCAGACTTGAACTTAAAGAAAAACAACAGCAGTTCAGAAGCTTTGAAATAATAATATTCAACCCGTATCATCACAGCTAGTTCCAAGACTTGCTGAAACGAAGGCTTCTCCTTAACCCCTGCGAATTTGTATAAATCCATCAAATGGGCAATAATCCAAGTGTTTACCTGCTCATTTGGATAAGTTTGCGACAGCAATGCCAGTGATGGAGCATCGCCCAAAAAGGACCGTTCTATGTTTTGGGCACATATCGTCTGTAAAGACGGGTTGAATGTCTTCGCAAAGCTTTCCCCATCCCCGTATCTACGAATCACCGAATACGTCTTTTCTGAAGGCACTACGGGCATATTCCATGATTTCTCTATCGGTTTGTTGTTCACGGGCTTTCGCTCCGTCTGTATGTTTAGTATTTCCATGTTCTTGTTTCTTTGCCATTATCTGTGAGACAATTTCATTAAACTTCGAATTAATATTCGTCACACTGAAGTTTTCCAATATCCATCCATCAGTGATTGAATCCAATAAGTACTTCAAAGCATTCAACACGCCTTGGTCGTCAATAGGCAAATTCTTCTTCTCCCGTTGAAATTTCAACTTCTTGAGCAAAGAAGACATATTTCCTGCATCTTTCGCACTCCAGTAATAGCTGGATGAGAAAAGAACCTGATAGCGTTCCTCGAAAAGTTTCCTTGCTTCTGAGTTCAACGGATTAGGACGCTTTTTCGGTTTGGATGGTGGATTGTCCGATTGTGCACCCAGTTCCGCCTCCCGTTTCTTCAACTCTTCTTCCAAAACACGCAAAGCCTCCTCCTTTTCCAAAAGCTCTTTTTCTTTTGCTTTGTCAACCCCCTTGGGGGGTGTGGGGGGTATATTAATATTCTTAGTCTTTATCTTAGTCTTATTAATATATGGTTGCGGTTTAGGTTCATGATTAGGTATAAGGTTAGGTTCATGTTTAGGTTGTAGTTTAGGTATCAAATTTTGACACCTAACGATATACCTCGTTTTATCCCGCTGTCCATTTCCTCCCGATTTAAATTCTATCAGACCTGCTTGAACTAATCTATTACGGGCTGTTTTCATCGAATTGACTGACACTCCCACGTCAGACGACACCTTTGCATCGCTACGCGTCCAGCTATCCACCCAGCCTAAACGATTCGCTGTTTTCAACAAATAAAAATAAAGCCTCGTTTCACAGCAGGTAAATTGCCAGTCTTCATCCAATTCCCAAAAATTATTTATAAGTTCAATGTAAGTCATCCTTGTAAATTTACGCTATCAATTTCTGACGAATCAGGTTCATATTCTTCTTCACCAGTTTTACTATCTGGTCGTGATACTCACTTACACCATTGCAAACAGCTCGAGACTGGACGATATCCAGTGTCTTCAAGTTTACCTCTATCGTCTCCAATCGCTTTCCAGCCGTGTCCTTTGCCGACAATATCAGGCATTCCGGCCGTCTGTAGTATCCGTTCTGATATACGCAATGGTGCATGACCTTACCTTCCTGATAAAACTGGGTGACACTTTCCAAAGGGCGGATGATTATATCCTCTTCTTCGATTCTCAATCCGAAGAACTTTTCCATCCGCTCGTAGAAGCCGGCTATATCCTTCATTAACTTTTCGCGCTTACTGATAGCTTGTGCTCGATTCCTTTCCTGTCTCAACTTGGCTTCACGTTCCTGTTTTATCTTTAATAGTTTATCATGTACAGTCTTCAGGTTCTTAGGGCAGACATAGTGGGCGTTACGCATATCTTTACCAAAGTAAGACAGCAAAGACATATAATCTTCCCACATAGAAGCGTCCTTAATGATGTAATGGTTGCGGTTGCAGATGTTGAACGACGGTTTATAGCGAAGTTGGGAGAAGCCAGTTTTATACATGTGTTTCAACATGGATATTTGCCCGGTCTTGAGACATAGTTCCACATCGTTTCCGCCTTTCAAGAGATCACGTATTAGCTTCGAAGGATTGACATCCGGGAACCGTCTATTCAGTCCCCGTTTCTTCAATTCAGGTAACAGCTCTTTCTTTGGACATAGTCCTCCCCGTATCGCATATATATCACCACGATAATTCCAATAGCTACTACCATATTCGCTTTTAATACTGAGAGGTTTACCATATATCCATCCGTTACATCCCGTGTTCATCGGTCGGGCCATGATCGTACGTTTACCGTCCTCACAGATCCACTCCTGCGCCATTTCGATGAAATTATAATTCACAGGATGACAGTCCGGCTGTCCAATCAGAGAAGTTGCCTTCCTGGCATTTTTCCAACATAGTATATGCCGGATCACCTGAAAACCTCCTTTCACTTGCAAGACAGACATATATGTTTCTTCATGATTCTTCTGCTTTCGGCTAACCTTTACGTCCAATTGATGGTGGCAATAAGGGCATTCGATTTTGTCACCCAATTTATCTTTACTCGTATTGACCCACATCTTACCACATTCGGAACACCATAGTTCATCCTTACATTTGTAGGCAAAATGGTCAAACAGATGCTTTTTGGCCCAGTCTTCCTGTTCCTTCGTGATGGCAGGCAGCTTTCCACTTAACTCCGTCACCCGTTTTTCCAATTTCGTTCTCGGCTTCATATTAAAACAGACTCATTTGTTGGACATTTGCATCTGCTTTTTTCTTTGCAGGCTTCTTTTTGAGCAATCGGTATTGCTCTTCGGCCAACCGTTTGATAGCCGCTTCACGAGCCGCATTCTTGTCCTCCTCCGTCAACTCTACCTTTTGATTAGAAGAAATAGAGCAACCGGCAGAAACTTTTTCTATCTTGATATTCTCTTCGTCATAATAATGTACGGCCATCCCAAAGACTTCTGCATCACTCATTACGACAGAAGTTCCCCGTTTACGGGCTTCTCCTAAAATGTAACGACAGCATTCATCTATATTCTTTTTAGGATTTTCAAACTTGGGAGCAAACAAGGGATCTTCTGCAACTCGTTGCTCCAAATATTTCTGTATTGTATCTTTGAACTCTTTCATAACTTACTGGATTGTCATGGGCATTAATAAATAGGTAAGTTCTTCGCCCTCGGCTTGCTTCTCCGGGGCAATGAGAATAGCGGTACTGGGAGTGCCGAAAGAAAGTATCGAACGATCACCGTCAATACAAGAAATCATATCTTGTATCAAAGTCGCTTTCACACCGATAATAAACTCCCTTTCTCCAAATTCTACCGGAATGGTTTCTTCCGCAGAAGTGGAATAATCCAAGTCCTGGGCCGATACAACAAGCTTATCATAACGGGCACTCAACTTTATAAGGCATGATACTTTACTTGAAAATACAGAAGTGCGCTTTATGGCTCCCAATAGTAATTTGGTATCCGTTTTCAGTTCAAGATTGTTGGATTTCGGAACAACAGCCCGCCAATTGGGATAACGACCTTCCACATTACGAAAAGAAATTTCGTAATCCTCGAAAGAGATTTCCGACCAATCGCTTCCTACTTTAATTGTTAGTTCTTCTTCAGATAACGGAATCAACCCTTTCAAAACAGATGCGATCTGTCGGCTGATGATTACCGAACAGGTCTCTGTGCAACATTGTTTTTTTCTCTTAAACAAACCAAGCCCATGTCCATTAGAAGAAACAAAGATGATTTCTCCCGGAGCCGTTTCAATAGATACGGAGTTCATAATAGGGCGCAGTTCGTCTGCAGCTGCAAAATTGATCACTTTGGAGATACCGTTATTGAATTCTTCCGGCGTAGTCCGGATTTCGTCAAGAATCTCTGTCTTTTTCTTTTGCGGGAAAGGCTTCGAATCATATCCGACGACCTCGAATTTACCTCCATAATATTTAATAAGAATCGATTTATTGTCCGGATTGATATAAATATCAAGAGGCTGCTCCGGCAATGTTTTCAGCCCATCAAGAATGGAGGCAGGAACACAGATTGAAAGATCTTCCTCTGCCATACATTCCAAACTGGCCGTAATCCTGCCTTCGTCATTGGCAGTCGTAATAAACAACCGTTCATCTTTTATTTCGAACAGGTAGTTGCATACTATCGGAGTCGTAGATTTCGACGGAATTATTCGAGAAAGTTGCTGCAATTTCGCAAGCAACATATTTTTTGAAACAGATATTGTCATTGTGCCTAATTTTATGGAAGGCACCAGGTAAGTGGTTATTTATCGGATATTTACAAGAAAGTTTAAGACAATATATATAAACACAAAAAGTTGGACCTCAAACTTTCGTTCAAAATCCAACTCGCTATTTCAACCGCAAATATAGAGGCTTTTTCTTAATCTACAAATTATTTCCGCCTTTTTTTATTTTTCTTCAAAGACATACCTCAGTATCTTAATATTTAAACGATCAATGATACTAAAGTCTGTTTTTACATAACCAGCCGTAACCCGGAGCGGAGACGCATGATTTAGACATAACCCAACAACATCTAACCCAGCTTCAAAAACAACCTGAGCTATTGTAGCCCAAGAATGCCGGAATGAATATGTAGAAACAGGAGGTAAACCACCCAATCTCACAATATCCTTTATTCCTCTATTCACGCAATCATTAAAAGTTTTATCCGAAGCATATATTTCATTGAAATTAAACAGCCAGTCCCCTCTTCCTTGATATTTAAGAAACAAAGGTTTTACTAAATCCGGAACCTCTATCTCAATATAGGCCTCATCAGCTCTCCGCCCCTTTGTCTTCATTCTATTATAGCAGAGTTTTCCATCCTTATAACAACCTTTACCCAAATTGTAAAGATCCACCGTATTTATTCCAACCAGGCAAAACACCAACAATGATACATCTTTGGCGATATATGCTCTTGGTGGCATACCTCGCTTACTTGGTTTCAAAGAGGAAATATCAACATCAAAAAAACGCCTGAGAACATCTACCGGCAGCGCCTTCTTGTCTGCAATATTCTTAGGAGGTATCTTTACCACACGAAACGGATCATGCCTGATGCGCATCTCACCGGTATCGTAGTCATTATATTTATCGCATCCGGCCCTAAACATGGTTTTCACGCAATTCGGATAGGCATTCTTTTTCTGTCTGCTGTTTTTCATAGAAGAAATCCAATCCTTCAGAAAAAAGGACGTTATATCGGAAAAAGATATATTTCGGTTACCTAAGTAACTCTCCATGCTCTTAAGAGCTAACAGATAGTTTTTCGCACTTCTTCCCCGGCCTTCATTCTCCATTTTCAAGATAAACTCTCGGCCAAAGTCAGAAAACGAAATAGAGTCCCGGTCATTCTTAAGAAAATTCATAACCCTCTCCAAATTCCATCCTTCCGTATTGACACGATTCAAACGATCCAAATAAGCTTCTATTTGGACATACACATCTTTAATGATATAAGGGTCTGTTATATCACCATTCCGGACAAACTTAGCTTTGCATACCTTATTTGTCTTGATATATCCTACTTGACGAAGGTGAGTTACCCTGATATAAATAGGATATGTATTATCTTTTCTTTTCCCCCTGACACAAACTTTGAAATAAGCCATCACTGTAAACTATTTGTAAACGGAGCCTTTTATTCTGGCAAGACTTCCATGTTAAACCAGCAATGTAAGGAGGTAAAAACTGGTCAAATAGTCCTAAGTCATTATATTTCAAACACCCACAACTACCTTTTTAATAATCAGTTATGGGAGATTAGCATTACAAAAAATATGCCTCAGTTAACAATACTGTCTGACATAATCCACTGTTTAATTGAAAAATGAGAATTGAGAATTGAAAATGAGAAGATCCTGCTCATTTCAATTGACAACCCAAGCGCGAAGGTAGATATTTTCATTGGTTTTAGGAAGATTATTGTAACATTTTCCGTAATTTTGCGCATATATAATTATCAATTTTCAATTCATCCGTTGGAGGTACAAGATTTACTAAAACAATATGCCGCCCATCCGCAAGTGGCGGCATTAAATACCCTGTTAAAAAACAAAACGTCCCGCAATATATTTCTGAAAGGACTGAACGGTTCAGGGGCCGCAATGATAATAGCTTCTCTTTTTTCAAAAAGAAGAGGAAGTTATGTGTGTGTGTTGAATGACCTAGAGGATGCCGGCTACTTTTATCACGATCTGGTGCAACTCACAGGAGGTGACGGAATCTATTTCTTTCCTTCCGCTTACCGACGTGCTATCAAGTACGGACATGTGGATCCAGCCAACGAAATCCTGCGGACAGAAGTTCTCAGCACGCTGCAGGATCCGACTGCTCCCTTCATCATTGTCACCTATCCGGAAGCATTGGCGGAGAAAGTAATTTCACGGGAGATCTTGAAAGAAAACACGCTGAAGATCAGTGTCAGCGAAAGGTTGGACAATATGTTTGTTTCTGACGTACTGGACGAATACGGCTTCGAGCAGGTAGATTATGTTTATGAGCCAGGGCAGTATGCGATGCGCGGCAGTATCTTAGATGTGTTCTCGTTCTCGTATGAATTTCCCTATCGTATCGACTTCTTTGGAAACGAAGTAGAGACGATCCGTTCGTTCGATGTGGAAACACAGCTATCCAAAGAAAAACTGGACAGCATCTATATCGTGCCCGAAATGACAAAAGGAAACCGGACCAACTCATCCTTACTAGATTCATTGCCATCCGAGACACTGCTCGCTAGCAAAGACATGGCATGGGTAAAAGAACGTATCGGCAGTATCTGGAATGAAGAACCAATCACCGGGGACGAAGAATCGTTTGCCAACATCGAGCAACTGCGGGCCAAATTAATTACCGGAGAGGATTTTCTACATGCGGCACTTGGTTTCTGCCGGCTCCATTTTGGTACGCGGCCTACAGGAGTAGCCGATGCCACCCTGACTTTCTCAATGGAAGCACAACCGATCTATCATAAAAATTTCGATTTGGTAAGCGAGTCTTTCCATAAATATTTAGAAGACGGCTATACATTATATATACTGAGCGATGTAGAAAAGCAAGCAACCCGTATCAGGGCCATTTTTGAGGATCGGGGAGACGACATACCTTTTACCTCCGTCAACAAGACCATCCATGAAGGTTTTGCCGACGAGACCTTGCGTGTCTGCCTTTTCACGGATCACCAGTTGTTCGACCGCTTTCATAAATTCAACTTGAAAAGCGATAAAGCAAGAAGTGGAAAACTCTCTCTGTCGTTGAAGGAGTTGAACCAATTCACGACCGGCGATTATATCGTACATATCGATCATGGTATCGGACAATTCGGCGGGCTAGTCCGTACGGAAGTAAACGGAAAAATGCAGGAAGCCATCAGACTGATCTACCAGAACAACGACATTATATTCGTCAGCATTCACTCTCTCCATAAGCTATCCAAGTATAAAGGCAAGGACAGTGGGGAACCGCCCAAGCTGAGTAAACTCGGAACAGGAGCCTGGGAGAAGATGAAAGAACGCACCAAGTCAAAAGTAAAAGATATCGCCCGCGATTTGATTCTCCTCTACTCCAAACGAAAACAGGAAAAAGGTTTCGCTTACAGTCCAGACAGTTTCATGCAGCACGAACTGGAAGCCAGCTTTATCTACGAAGATACCCCTGACCAGATGAAAGCAACAGCCGATGTCAAAGCCGATATGGAGAACGACCGTCCGATGGACCGACTGATTTGCGGAGATGTAGGCTTCGGGAAAACGGAGGTAGCCATTCGTGCCGCTTTCAAAGCCGTTTCGGACAACAAGCAAGTTGCCGTGCTGGTCCCGACTACAGTATTAGCATTCCAGCACTATCAAACATTTTCCGAACGGTTGAAAGATTTTCCCTGCCGAATCGAATATATCAGCCGGGCACGTACGGCGAAAGAGATAAGGGAAACTTTGAAAGACTTGAAAGAAGGAAATATCAACATTATCATCGGCACCCATCGAATCGTCGGAAAAGATGTCACATTCAAAGATCTCGGTCTGCTGATTATCGACGAGGAACAGAAATTCGGCGTATCCGTCAAAGAGAAGCTACGCCAGCTGAAAGCCAACGTCGACACGCTCACCATGACCGCCACTCCGATTCCTCGTACCCTGCAATTCTCGTTGATGGGAGCCCGTGACTTGTCGAGCATCACGACTCCCCCACCCAACCGCTATCCGGTTCAAACAGAGGTAGAACGTTTTAACCCGGACATCATCCGAGAAGCCATCAATTTCGAGATGAGCCGTAACGGACAGGTTTTTTTCATCAACAATCGCATCCAAAATATTTATGAAATGGAAGCGCTTGTCAAACGTGAAGTGCCGGATGCCCGTATCGCTGTCGGTCACGGGCAGATGGAACCGGAGAAGCTGGAAAAGATCATTCTGGATTTCGTCAATTACGAATACGATGTACTGATCGCCACGAGCATTGTGGAGAGTGGCATCGACGTACCGAATGCAAATACGATCATCATCAATAATGCACAACAGTTCGGATTGTCCGATCTGCATCAACTACGCGGTCGTGTCGGGCGAAGTAACCGGAAAGCCTTCTGTTATCTCCTCTCTCCACCCTTGTCAAGTCTTACGCAGGAAGCACGCCGCCGTCTGCAGGCGATCGAGAATTTTTCAGAGTTGGGAAGCGGCATCCATATCGCCATGCAGGACCTTGACATCCGGGGTGCCGGTAATATGTTAGGTGCCGAACAAAGCGGTTTCATCGCCGACTTGGGCTACGAAACGTACCAGAAAATCCTGGAAGAAGCCGTTGACGAACTGAAAGCGGAAGAATTTGCCGACCTGTATTCCAACGCTACCGAAAATCGCCCCGACACCGGTAGCGAATATGTCCGTGAAACCTATATCGAAAGCGATTTGGAACTGATGTTCCCTCCGACCTACATCCCGAATGACTCCGAACGTGTCTCCCTCTATCGTGAACTGGACAAGATGGAGGAAGAGCGTGATATACTTGCTTTTACCGAGCGTCTGAAAGACCGTTTCGGAAAAGTGCCGAAAGAAGGGAAAGAACTGATCCGTGTCGTTCGCCTTCGCCGTATGGCAAAGACGTTAGGTATGGAAAAAGTAATTCTGAAAAAAGGACAGATGAGCATTTTTCTCGTCACTAATCCCGAAAGTCCTTACTACGAAAGCGAGGCCTTCGACAAGCTGCTCGGCTTCATCCAAAAGCATCCACGCGAATGCACGCTTCGCGAACAGAACGGAAAACGCAGTATCGTGATCAAGAATGTACCAACGGTAGAGGTGGCTTGTAATTACCTGGATGAAATCGGGAAAGTACAAATACAAAAATAAATAATATGAAGAAGACAATTATAGACCTTTTCGAAAATTCGGTAAAACAATATCCCGACAATCCCTTCCTGTGGGAAAAAACCAGGGATGCCTTCGAACCGACCACTTATAAAGAAGTTCAGCAACAAGTCTACGCTGCCGGTGCCGGACTGATAGCTCTCGGAGTGAAGAAGGGCGACAATATGGCGCTCCTTTCGGAAGGCCGTAATGCTTGGATCATCGGCGAACTGGCCATGTTCTATGCCGGCGCGACCAACGTCCCGCTTTCCATCAAGCTCGAAGAAGCGAACGACCTGCTGTTCCGTCTTGTGCATGCCGATGTGAAATATATCCTGGTTTCCGGCAACCAACTCAAAAAGATACGGGCTATCATGGATAAATTGCCTTTAGTCGAAAAAATAATTGTGATAGACGAACTGCCGGAATATAAAGAAAAAGAAATATCCTGGTCCGAAGTATTCCGGATGGGGAAAGAATATCTGGCATCTCATTCTCTGGAAGACTTCCTTGCTGTTGGACAATCCTTACAGAATAACGACTATGCGACGATTACCTATACCTCAGGCACGACGGCCGACCCGAAAGGTGTCATCCTGACGCACCGTAACTATACGGCGAACGTGGAGCAAGCCCTATCTTGTGTCGATATCGACGATACATGGCGCACATTAATAATCCTCCCACTCGACCATTGTTTCGCGCATGTGGTCGGTTTCTATATCTTCATGTCGAAAGGAGCATCCGTAGCAACAGTACAAGTCGGACGGACAGGGCTGGAAACATTAAAGAACATTCCGGTCAACATCAAAGAGTTCAAGCCCTACTTGATCCTGAGCGTCCCGGCACTGGCCAAGAATTTCAAAAAGAATATCGAACAAGGTATCCGTGCCCAGGGCAAGAATATAACCCGTTTGTTCGACTTTGCCCTCAAAGTAGCTTACATCTATAACGGAGACGGCAGAGAAGACAAGGGACGTGGTGTCCGATTCCTGCTGAAACCGCTCGTGAGCCTGTTCGACCACATGCTTTTCACGAAAGTCCGTGAAAACTTCGGCGGACAATTGAAGTTTTTCATCGGCGGTGGCGCACTGCTCGATAAAGACTTGCAAAAGTTCTACTACGCAATCGGACTTCCTATGTACCAAGGGTACGGACTAAGCGAAGCGACTCCCGTAATTTCCACCAACGGCCCGCACCGGCATACCTTCGGCAGCAGCGGTATGTTGGTCCGTCCGCTCGACCTGAAAATATGCGATGCCGACGGAAAAGAACTCCCGGCAGGCGAAAAAGGAGAGATCGTCATACGGGGCGAGAATGTGATGGCCGGCTACTGGAAGAACCCGGTATCAACTGCCGAAACCGTACGCGACGGGTGGCTCTACACTGGGGATATGGGATATATGGGGCATGACGGTCTGCTCTACGTCCTCGGACGTTTCAAAAGTCTGCTGATCGGTAGTGACGGGGAAAAATACAGTCCGGAAGGGATCGAGGAGGCACTCGTCGAACATTCTTCCTGCATCGACCAGCTGATCCTGTATAACAACCAGAGTCCCTATACCGTTGCCCTCGTCGTCCCTAACAAAGACCGGCTGAAGAAGCATCTGACGCACCAGTATCTTGATCTTTCATCCGATAAAGGACGCGAAGAGGCAATCCGGATCATCCAATCCCAGATAGACCGTTTCCGCAAGGGAGGCGACCTGTCCGCCCTTTTCCCCGATCGCTGGCTGCCTGCAGCTTTTGCTATCCTGCCGGAGCCTTTCACCGAACAGAACGGCATGGTCAACAGCACGATGAAGATCGTCCGCGGGAAAATAGAAAAAGCATATGCCTCTCGCATCGACCATCTCTACACACCGGAAGGAAAGAACCCGGTTAATGAAGAGAATAAAAAGGCATTAAATTGCTGAAAACACAAATTGCCATATCACTCCATTAAACTAAATAATTATTTATACTAAACACCTATGTTTTGAAAAGAGGATAGAATTATTAAAACGGAACCTCATTATTGCCGGGAGCCAAGAAATCGGTACCGGCCGGTGGTATGGGCGGCATTGTTTCCATCGGGCCTGAACTATTCATATTAGAGGAGAACTCGCGAACCGGAACATCTTCGTCCACATTCATGAACTTGGCGAACTCGCTCTTGAAACGAAGACGTACATCTCCGACCGCACCGTTACGATGCTTGGCGATAATAATCTCCGCCAGACCGATCAAGGAATTACCACGTTCGTCTTCCGTTATCTTATAATATTCAGGACGGTGGATAAAACAAACCATATCCGCATCCTGTTCGATAGCACCGGACTCACGCAAGTCGGCCAACTGCGGGCGTTTTCCTTCCGCCCCTTGACGTGCCTCGACACCACGGTTCAACTGAGACAAGGCAATGATCGGAATGTTCAGTTCCTTCGCCAATCCTTTCAACGACCGTGAAATAGTACTTACTTCCTGTTCACGGCTGCCGAAGCTCATACCGCTTGCATTCATCAACTGAAGGTAGTCGATAATGATGATCTTAATACCATGCTCACGCACCAGACGGCGAGCCTTCGTACGCAGTTCGAATACCGAAAGACTCGGCGTATCGTCTACATAAATCGGTGCATCATACAATTCTTTTATCTTAAAGTCCAACTGTTCCCATTCATAGTTTTCCAAACGCCCGCTCTTGATCTTCTCGCCCGGAATCTCACATACGTTCACGATCAGACGGTTGACAAGCTGGACGTTACTCATTTCAAGAGAGAACAGAGCCACCGGCGTGTTATGGTTTACCGCCATATTCTTAGCCATCGAAAGGACAAAAGCCGTCTTACCCATCGCAGGACGGGCGGCAATGATGATAAGATCGGAATTCTGCCATCCGGACGTCATTTTGTCCAATCCTTCGAAACCGGTGCGCAGACCGCTCAACCCTTCTTTTTGATTGGCAGCCTTCTCAAGCATAACCATCGCTTCCTTGATGACAGGATTGATCTGGGTAACATCTTTCTTCACATTGCGCTGAGAAATCTCAAAGAGCTTTCCTTCCGCTTCCTGCATAAGGTCTTCCACATCGATCGACTCATCAAAAGCCTTGCCCTGTATCATAGCAGTGAAGGAGATCAACTCACGCGCCAGATATTTTTGGGCGATGATACGGGCATGATATTCGATATGGGCACTACTGGCCACCTTACTGGTCAGCTGGGAAATATAGAACGGGCCACCTACCTCTTCCAATTCGCCTCGCTTCTTCAGTTGCTCAGTGACGGTCAGCATATCCACCGGACGCTGGCTGATCGCCAGATCTACGATAGCTGCATAAATTTTCTCATGTGCCTTCTCATAGAAACTCTCAGGTTTCAATATTTCACTAACGATGGAGTAGGCATCCTTTTCAAGCATCAGAGCACCTAACACCGCCTCTTCCAACTCGCGGGCTTGTGGTTGCAAACGTCCCATATCGGGTACTACAACCTGTTTCTGCCTCCCTTTTCCTCCTGTATTTTTTCCTCTTTCTGCCATTTGTTCTAATTGTTATCGGGCATCAAATGTACTACTTTTTATCCGGTTCTCCGAACCTTGCAAAAGAGAAATACGATACTCCTTTGGAGTTTGCCGGGTTATACTTTCAAATTGCTTGATAAAGTATGGAACATTACCATAGCCTGATTCGTCGGCTATTTGAGAGACACTCAAGATTCTCCATATTTAACAGAAGAAGGATATTCTTCAAAACTAATTTGTCGCTTGATCTTTATTTCCGAATAGTTGGTCTTATCTTCCGGATAAAATGTGGACTCCCCGGACTTTTATCGTACCTTCGCTGAAATAGTCAGTAGTAACGTTTAATTCCTGCCTATCAGTAATTACAATATTATTTCCGGAACTCCATTCGGATGGCAAGGTCCATTCTAATCTGTCAACAGGAATATCAGAACTCCCGTTCTTCGTTTTCATGATTTCAATATTTAAAAGTAATAAAACAATCCTATCGACAAACCGTGTAATGATTCGAAGTAATATTGTTTCCCTCCATATGTATCATTTACACTTCCATCGGATCTTATCCAACGTACACGCTCTTCAACCCGGTATAAGCTGTATTTATATTTCAATTCACACCCTACATGTTGGAACCGATAGGCAATGCCGACTTGAGGAGACAAGCCATAAGCATTATACTTTTTCTTTAAGAAAAACAATCGTTTTTTTGTAATCGGTTGGTAGATAAGACTTAAAGAGTAGAAAGTTCGGTAGCCGGTAGCGATTTGGTAGCTGTGCGGGTTTCGCT